AGCGTATCAACTCTGCTTTGTTTTGCGTTGATATAGATCCGCTACAGCAAATGCAGTTTACAATTTACGAAGACGATGGTGACCACTATGACTGGCACTGGGACATGCAACTGACGCCCGAACCGGCTGAAGCCAAAATAATACGCCAGCGTAAAATATCGGTAGTAACGCAGTTAAATGATCCTAGTGAGTACGAGGGAGGTGTGCTTAAAGTTGGTCCTTGTGGTCGCATTTATGATATAGACAGAGAAAAAGGATCTACGTTTTTATTTCTATCTTTTGTTAATCATATTGTGACACCTGTTACTTCTGGTACAAGATATAGTTTAGTTGGTTGGTATGAAGGACCCGATTGGAGATGATATATAATGGAAATACCTCACGATTATCACGAAACCTTTATTCGTTATTATGACAATGCCGTTTCAACAGAATTTTGTCAAGGCATCATTAAGTACTTTGAGTGGGCACTAGAACACAACAAGACGTGGGATCGAGTAGAGGCTACTAATAACATTAAGCAAGACAAGTCCACTGTATTAAACCCACATACATACTGGGACATAGATTTCAATTGGGCGCATCTTGGCCCATACCTACAAGAATTTAATCAATCTTTTTGGGATGTGTGTTATTCCGCGTATCGCGAAGAGTTTGATACGCTAAATAACCTGCAGCAACATACTATATTCACCTATAAAGTGCAAAAGACTATGCCAGGTGGTGGTTACCACGTTTGGCACTGTGAGCATGATTCTATAGAGCATTCAAGACGTTTAGCAACATATACATTATTTCTTAATGACGTTGCTGAAGGTGGTGAGACGGAGTTTTTATATCAGAATGAGAGAGTAGCACCAAAGGAAGGTAGATTGGTAATCTTCCCATCTAGCTACACTCACACACATCGAGGTAATCCGCCTCTAAGAGGTATTAAATATATTTTGACTGGATGGGTGGAATATAATTAAAAATTCGTAGTGAAGTTATAAATATAACTACAAAGCTAATAGTCTACAGGAGACGAAGATGGCCCTTCAAGTTTTAAATACAACTGTGATTGATGATAGCCGCAATGGTATCAATATTGCTTCTTTTAAAGCAGCTAGCTACCAAGAAACATACTCTACAGTATCATCAAGTTCAAACGCTACAACCTTGGATTGCTCAACAAGCAACATGTTCTCCCATACACTTACCGAGAACACTACTTTTACTTTTAGCAACCCACCTTCATCAGGCACTGCATTTTCGTTTACCCTGAAGCTGGTACAGGATGCAAGTGCATCTGGATACACGGTTACGTGGCCCGGTGCAGTCAATTGGGCAGCTGGAACAGCGCCAACTCTTACCGCAACCGCTAGTGCAGTAGACGTATTTGTATTTGTTACGCACGATGGCGGTAGTAACTGGTATGGATTTACAGCAGGACAAGCGTTAGCATAAATAAAACAATAATAGCTATAAGTCGAGGAGACGAAGATGGCACTTAAAGTATCCGGTGTTACCGTTATTGATGATAACCGTAATGCTAATAACATTATCAACGTAACTGCTTCTGGAACAATTGCAGCAACTAGTTTTTCCGGAGACGGTTCAAGCCTGACCGGTATTTCTGCTGGTGCAACTGTTACAGACAAGTCAGACAACGTTGATTATAACATTGTATTTACCAACGAGACCTCTGGTACTCAAACCCTTGCTGGTATCGATAATACCGCGTTTACGTTTAACCCAAGCACTGGTGTATGTAGTGCTACTGTGTTCACAGCAACTTCTGATGAGCGCACTAAGGAAAACGTACAAACTATTACTGATGCGTTGGAAAAGGTATCAGCGCTTAACGGTGTTGACTTTACCTGGAAAGAAAACGGCCACAGCAGTTCTGGTCTGATCGCTCAGCAAGTCGAGCAGGTAATGCCTCAAGTGGTAGTAGAAGATACAAATGGCATGAAGAGTGTAAACTATGGAGCGCTTGTAGGTCTTCTTGTACAGGCCATCAAGGAACTTAACGACAAAGTAGAGAGCTAATCATGGCTATCACAGTTTGCGGAAATTGTATAAATTTTGGGTCACAGACCATGTGTGTCGACCCGGCCGGTATTTACATTTCCGGTCGGTTTGATTTCGCTGGTTGTTGTATTAAACCAACTCAAGCTCAAGGAACTGTTTCTGGATATACATCAGGTGGAGATCCATTGACCGATACTATTGATAAGTTTCCATTTGCATCAGGCGGTACCGCTTCCGATGTAGGTAATCTTACTCTAGCTAGATCCGCTGGAGCAGGTCAATCATCATTATCCAGTGGTTATACAACTATGGGTGCGGGGCAGTACAATGTGCTTGGCAATGTAATAGATAAGTTCCCATTTGCATCTGATGGCAATGCTACTGATGTAGGTGATGCAACCCAGTGCAAACGCCATGTGGCCGGGCAAACGTCAACTTCAAGTGGATATTCATCCGGGGGTGAGGGGCCTGCCTTTTTTACGCCCTCGAACGTAATCGACAAGTTTCCGTTTGCATCTGATAGTAATGCTACTGATGTAGGAGACTTAAGCAATGGCCGAAATCATGTTTCGGGTCAGTCTTCCACAGAAAGTGGATATACAGCAGGTGGTCATATTCCTGGGCAAAATGCAGTTAATATTATTGATAAATTCCCATTTGCATCTGATGCTAATGCATCTGATGTTGGTGATTTAACACAGAGTAGAACTTTTACTTCAGGCCAGAATTCTAGAGAGTTTGGATATGTATCAGGCGGTTATCTTCCATCACCTCCATTCAAATCCAATACAATCGACAAGTTCCCATTTGCATCTGATGGCAATGCTACTGATGTCGCTGAGCTAAGAGATGAAGTTCAGTGTGCAGCTGGACAGTCGTCCACTGAAAATGGATATCTCACAGCGCTGTTTACGCCTGGGGGACGTGAAAATCACATTGATAAGTTCCCCTTTGCATCAGACAGTGGCTCTACTGACGTAGGCCAATTGAGTCAGACCCGCACCGGTGGTATGGGACAACAAGTTTAACATGAGTTTATATTATGAAAGCAATACATTTTTGTGCCGGGCTCCCGCGATCCGGGAGCACGGTGCTTATGAATATACTACAACAAAATCCTTCGATATTCACAACCGGTACCTGTGCTCTCACTGAAACAATTGAGAGTTTAATAACCAAGTCTCGTTATAAAGAATCATTCCAAGCGATGAATGCACAAGATGCAGACAACGCTACCTACGGCATGGTTCAAGGTGCTACTCAAGGATGGTTCAACGGTTTATCTGACAAGCCAGTTGTAGTTTCAAAAAACCGTAGTTGGCCTAGATTACATCACCTATATCCCGATTCCAAACTAATTGTTACTATCAGAGATATTCGGGATGTTGCGGAAAGTTTTGATAAGATAAACCGTAATATCAAAGCTCTTCATTCATATGGCGATGATGGTAAAAGTTACGGATGTATGAGTGAGGATGAAAAGTATCATTATCACTTTAATACGCTTAACGCGTTTTCAGCATCGTTATATCAAGACCTACCACGTTTAATGCATTTGTGGAAGGATGGCCACAGCAAGCGAATTATGTTTGTTAGATACGAAGATTTGGTTAGTAACAGTAACCATGTTATTGGTGAGCTGTATAAGTTTCTAAATCTACCGATATTTGAGCACGACCTAAATAATATACAGCAGTCTACTCTGTACGAACATGATAACGCTTACTTTAGAGAAAAGACATCGCACGTTGTCAAACCTCAAATGATCGATAACAGCAACTCAGTTCGTAATTTGTCAGACAACTTTCACAATAAAGTATTGAATGAGCACAAGTGGTTTTATGATGGATTCTATCCCAATGCATTCTAATCAGCATAACGTATTTGATATCCCGATTTGGGGGTACGTGTTACAGCATGAGCATTACCAAGTGATGGATTATGTTGATTATGTCTTAGACCTGAAAGCTAACAACAAGTCGCTTGAGAAAAGTAACTTTGGTGGATGGCATTCTGAGTGTAATCTACACGAGCACGGCATTTTTAAAGAGTTTGGTTCCTCATTACTAAGTATCGCAAAAGAAGTTGCCAAACCGTATAGCCAATGTGATCTGCATTTTTTAGAGATGTGGGCAATGGTAAATGACAAGCGTAGTTACAACGCTCATCACATACATGAGGGGATATTGTCAGGTGTATTTTATTTGCAAGTTCCTGAAGACAGCGGTCGATTAATCTTATGCAACCCTGCAGTAAGATCACACAGTCATCCAATTCGTAATAAAGATTATCCAATTGAACCACAAAGGTTAGCACTAATCATGTTTCCAAGCTGGCTAGAGCATTATGTAGAACCAAGTAATAGCGATGGTCAAAGGATATCAATAAGTTTTAATATAGGTGAGAAACGATGAGTACACAACAGTATTTTGAGGAAAACAAATACGTTGTTTTGACAGGAGCTCTCGATCAAGTCAAATGTGAGCAGCTTACTAAGCATATGTTTGATCTTCATCAGCAAGGTGAGCTAACCAAAGACGATCAGTGTCCGCAGTCAGACGCAATCTACGGTGATCCTGTATTTGACAAACTGCTTGCTGACTTTGCAAAGCCAATTGGTAACAATGTAGGCAGGGAATTAATTCCTACTTACACCTACGCAAGAATATATCGCCCAGGAGAGATCCTAAAGAAACACAAAGACAGACCATCGTGTGAGATTAGTGCAACACTAACTCTCGGCTTCGATGCTAAGTTTAATTGGCCTATCTACTTCAACGAAGAGAAAGAGATACCTGTAACTTTAGAACCAGGTGACTTAGCTGTATACAAAGGATGTGAGATATGTCACTGGCGTAAGCCATTTAAAGGTAACTGGCACGTACAGGTGTTCTTGCATTACGTAGATGCTAACGGACCGTATAAGGATCATGCTCTCGATAAAAGGCCTCAGCTAGGCGCAAATGCCGAGACTAAAGTAAAAACTAATGCTAATAAAGATGGTTTACAAGACGTGGAATACAAAAAGCCAATTTTCGATGGCGTTATTATTCCATCTAAAGATAACGACCTTCCTGGATACGCCTCTATTAATCCTAATAACGCTCCATCTCTAATGTTTACTAAAGACGAGTGCAATCGTATCGTATCCCATTTTCAAGAAGCATATCCATCGTCAGCTTCCGTAGGGGGTGGCAAGGATGGTGCTATCAAGAGAGAGATCAGATCTGCTGATATATTTAATATCGATAATAATGCAGAGTATAAATGGATATTTGATAAGGTAGCTTCTATTGTTTCGATAGTCAATGCCGACCACTTCGACTATGATCTAGTTGGTATAACTCACAGTTTGCAGTTAATCCGCTATGATGCATCAGAAGATATCCCTGGCCATTATGATTGGCACGTTGATGCCGGCAAAGGAGAATCTGCAACTCGCAAGATTTCCTTAACAGTACAACTATCGGACCCTTATAAATACAAGGGTTGCGATCTCGAAGTTTTTGATCACAGTGGACAAATAACAGCTCCGCGTGATCAAGGCGCAGTAAGTTTATTTCCAAGTTATATGCCGCATAGAATTACTCCTATTGAACAAGGCGAGCGGTATGCGTTAGTTATATGGGTACATGGATCTAGGAGATTTAGATAATTATGTCTGATCAAGATGAAAAAAAAGAAGTTGCGGTATTTGAGGCAATTGTAAATAACAAAGAAATTGCCACAACTGAAGACAAGAAAGTACCACTCAGCATGGTTTTTGGTCATGGTACTCTCGGTAACATCCAGAGCTTTGGCGGTAAGTCTTTGATGCAAAATACGGTCGAGGTTGACAAAGCTCTAGCAAATGTCGGAGAGCTTGAGACTATTTGGAATCACAGTCATACTCAATGGACGTGGAAGCACATTAATTTTAGCTACCACTCCCCTATGAAAAACATGCGACAGATTTCAGCTGAGATCTCTAGCAAAAAAGGCGCTTTGAACACTGCAAAATGGAAGCAAGTTAAGAACGAAGTAAAGATTCGCAAGATTCAAGATCAGCTAGATAAAGGCAATCAAGACGGTACTTTAGACTATTGGAAAGAAGTCGACCTCAAGATCAAGCTAGCTGAGTTGCAAGAAGGTATGGTCGAAGGCGCGCGATACATTGAAGGTGCGATGAAAGACGTTCTTGCTATGAATGAGATGTACGAACAGTTAAAGACTAAAGTAAACTCTTTCAGCGAGTATGATATGGAGCTGGAAGAGAGCAAGTCTCATTTAAAGAGATCACTTGTTCAATGTATTCGTGATGTTCGCCAGGGTGGTTCTATCACCAAAGGTGAGCAAGAGTACATGGAGCAAATTGGTGTAAATCCAATGAAGGTGCAGAAAGCTATTCGTATCTATGTTGCATCAGAAGAAGAAGACGAAAGTTGGGATGTTTCTAAGTTGCATGAATTCGTTGATAATATGACTAACGAATTGATCGATTTTTATAAAGTTGATCAGAAAGTATTGGAGCTTAAAGGGTTCGATCCAGAGCCTTTTGAGAGCTACACAAACATAAATAAACTAGCACTTCCAAAGAATACAGACGAGGACTAAAATGGCTGTCGTAGAATACAAATTGCATATCGTAGGCCCTAAAGGTCAAAGACGAGCACCAGACTGGATCCGTGAGGGCGGAAACTTTGCTTCCACTGATCATTCTATGGTTGGTTGGATTGTCGATAACGCGGAATACTACATTCCAGATACGGTGGAAACACTAACCAAAGAGCAGCTTGTCACGAGACAACTTGCTTTGCATGCAGCTACTCCTGAGCGTATTTACGCAGGTTCAGAAACGGACCCGGGTGCACAGGAAGAAGACACTGCAAACTGGCGTGATAAGACTGATGCTGAAGTTCGAGCAGAGGTTGAAGCGTGGTACGATGACTATACTGCAATGTGTGCGGATATCGTAAAATGATGATAACCATGTTAGCTATGAAACTTCTTGAGTTAGATCAAGAAGAGCTTGAGGCGGTGTTGAGAGCTGCCGAACAAGAGGATGAGGAAGTAATAGAAATTTTAACTAACTCATTAGAAGAGGTCTAACATGGCAATCACGGTTTGTGGAAGCTGCGTGGAGTTTGGTAGTAGCACAATGTGTGATACGTCTCCAGGTTTTAGCTTCGGCGGTACAATTAAGGCAGAGAGCGGGTTTTGTGATATTCGTGCTCCAGGCGGATATGGATCAGTAAGTGGTTATACGTCTGGAGGGCAAAGGATCGGGGCCCATTCCGAAGTAATCGACAAGTTCCCATTTGCATCGGATAGCAGCGCTACTGATGTCGGTGAGTTATTAGCGTTGGGCGCATCCTACGGCAGAAATCGTGCAGCTGGTCAATCATCAAGTACTAGTGGATATTTATCAGGTGGCTGCTCAGAACCCCTGTATTGCAACACAATTGAAAAGTTCCCATTTGCAGTTGATGCCAGTGCGACTGATGTAGGTGATTTGACACAGGCTAGATTTAGTGTAACAGGACAATCATCATTAGAAAATGGGTACACATCAGGCGGTGCGGTACCGACGCGGCTTGATACAATTGACAAGTTCCCATTTGCAGCAGATACCAATGCTACCGATGTAGGTAACTTAACACTGGCTAGACAACTTACCGCAGGTCAATCATCAAGTACGCATGGTTATAACACCGGTGGCATTGATAGCAACGCTTGTGACCGAATCGACAAGTTTCTATTTGCATCTGATGGCGATGCCACTGATGTTAGTAATCTGTCC